GTTCTCGTAAAGCAGACGTATATACTTTGAGGTTTTGAACTCATCGTACTGGTGTCTGGTAAGAGGTAAAAAGTAATCCATCACCACTCTCCAAGATCATTTATAAACTCACTGAACAGAGAGCCTAGAACATGATCACCTAGTTTCCAGCAGTCTACTTCAGCACATCTGTCCTCGACAAAAGTAAAGAACTTATACTTGATGTTGTCTTGAGGTTGCTCAGCACTAATTCGTAGCGCCCAAAGCTGCGCCCACCAATCATCCAAATCAGAAAAGAATTCTGCTCTTGTGTTAGTTGCGCTCATACAGTTCCTCCATCATTAGGTTTAGATAATTTTCAATGAACATTATTACAAATTCTTCACCATGTTTCAAGCATAATTGAAGTGCCTCTTCCTTCACCAAATCAGTCACAGGTGCTTCAAATGTATAAACTTGTGAATATTTTAGAATATGATTCGACACATCAATTATGTTTTGCATGACTATCCTACCTTCCCATTCTTAGTAGCTCTTGTCTTCGATAAGTGTAAACAGTGGAGTGAGCTATGCCCAGTTCTTTAGCCATATAATCCACTGAACGATTCTCTCTTGTCATTTTAAATACAGACTCAATCTTTTCTTTAGGCAGTTTACTGCACTGCCTCTTGATGCCTATGCAAAGGGCATAGTCGGCTGACTTTGGACGGTTCTCTTGAGCCATGATTGATTCATACAGTAGCATAGTTACGCTCCATAGTTGGTTGTCTGTGGCTAGGCCACCGCATACTAATCACAAGAGGTTTGTAATTAAAATAATATTCAGTGTAACCAGCCAGAGATGTCTCACGCTTGCACTCATCAGGCATACACTGAGGAGGATCTGTCCACTCAATATCAGGAATGCCCATAGGAGCGAACATAAGCACCATATGGCACTTTTCCCAAGCAAGATGCACCCTACCATACCTTTGAGTGTATTCGTCTGAGAGAGCCTTGAAATGCCTGTAAAGCCATTCGTAGTGTTTGAGGTTAGAACGTACCCAGACTGTACTAGGGTGGTTCTTATGCGCCAGTTTATATGGAACAGGCGCACCTCCTTCAAGAACATGGTGAGCAGCACAAAGCATTTGCGCTGACTCCAGTACCATCTTGACTACGTGCTTGTCGCATTGCATCTGCGCTGCTTTGACAGGGCATGTATCTATGTAAAAGATATTCATCTTTCTCCTTACGCTGCTAGTGACTTGGCTGCTTCACGTACTGAATCAATACGCTTGGCCTTGATTGCTAGGATGTTACCTTGAGCAGTCTTCTGAGAAGCAGGAGCATGTGTACTCCAATGAGTCATGGCATTGTACACTGCCCAGTGAGTAGATCCTAACGTCTTCTGTTCGTCAGTGGTGTACTGATTCCAAAGATACTGAAGCGAACGGTTACGATATACTTCAGGTTCTTCCATTAGCTCAGTGACTGACATGGTAGGCTTAGATAAAACAAACTTGCACTTGGAAGCCATTGCAAAGATGTTGAATGCTTCACGATTGGTGATGCTGTTCTTAGTCCAATGCTTCCAACGCTCTGCCTCATGCTGATAGCTGTTCAATGCAGCAGCCAGCTTACGCTTGGCATGTTCAGTATCCATGCTGATAGTATGCTTGGCTTTGTACATGCTGAAGCTATCAACAAATACCTGTCCATTGGTACACACCATCCGTACTGCACCAATCTGTAACACAACTGCCCACATGCCGTTGAAGGATGTACGCCCATTGATTTGGAACTGACTCTCATCACCTTTTGCAGTCTCAACGGTATACTCTGGAAGTGTGAGAGTAATAGTACCCATGCCGCCATCAGGTGACATCATGGAATTAACCCTTGCACCTTTGCAGTTAATGCCTGATGCTTTACATATAGAAGTCATCGCCTTGTACAGATCACCATACTGTGCGCCCTTGAAGTTATAGCTAGGCTTAACCACATTAAGAGGTGGCTCATCAGTGCCAGTAACATGAAGGCCACGGCGAGTCGGATCAACAACACGATTACCATCAACATCTGTATAGTGCATAGGTCGAGCCTCTACTACAGTATTAACAATATTAGGAGGATCTAACTCATCCAGAGGGTGTAACGGATTAGCTAAAGAGATATTTAAAAAACCATTTGAGCTAGATTTGTTAAATAAATTTAATACATTAGTGTTCATTTTGTTTCCTTTATTTGAACTTGTTTAATCTCTTATTGAGAATTGAGGGTAGCATTTTTTGTGTGAGTAGTCCAAGCTTAAATTGTTACAGATTGTAACGGTGGTTAAGCATGACCTTCGCACATTTAAAGCAATGTAGCATCTTGTTTATGTAAACCATTGAATAGTAATTAGTTTTACTTTTACAACGGTCACAGCTTTCTGTTTTATTTTTGATTATATCATCCCCTTGTGGCTAATTAATTTTTTTTCTGCGCACTTTGCACACAGAGTTTTTACCCACACGTAAACGAAGGCCATCACTGGCCCTCGCTTTTTGCATACGGCGCAGGTTATTTTGTCCTGTTCCATTAAGCCTCCTCTAATAGTTTGAAGCAGTAACCTTCCTCTACTTTGTACATGGTGTACCTTCCTTTCACATAGTTGTTCGCAGAGCCAGAGACTCTACTATGATCCTCTTTAGGAACATAGAACCACTCGCCAGATTTCATTGACAAGAAGAGATCCTGCCATCTGCGCTTGTACCTCCTGTTTGTAACAGGTGCAGGTGCTGCTGTGATTTTAAAGTAAGTAGTCATTTTTTCGATCCTCTATTTTATTTAAGTTGGTGAGCAGTTTATCCACTTACTCAGGTGGCGAGGGGAACTAGTTTACCAGATAGTCAAAGTGTACTTGTGACACCTCATCCCCTCCTGACCATCTGCTTGGTTGCTTCTTAGCTATGAGGTCGCACCAGCTATCCCATAACCAAGAACATCTACGTTGGCGGCAAGCATCTACATACACCGCTATCTTGTTTGTCCTGACTTTGACTGACGCTGACTTGCTCAGTCGTAACGTAGTCTCAGGTATGTCGAATCTTCTGAGGTTGTGTACATCTATACAGCCGACACGACCTGCAAATAACTGGCAACAGAAGCCAGCCTTGGCTAGTCCTAGACCTTCTACCTGTATGAATATCTCCATTAGTCTGATGTCCAAGGCTCTGCCTTTGCAAGTGTGCAATGCTTCTATTGCGTCATTGAATAGGTCATCGCCATATACTAGCAACCACTTTAGAGCCTTAGCCTTATTACCCCAGACAAACCTAGAGTCTAAGCCGTTCTGCCTGTAGTCCTGCATCTGATTACCCACAGTAGACCACTGTTGCTGTATAGACAGAGACACCATCATCACTAAATCTCTGAGGTTCTCTGGTGACTGCTGCGCATACGCATTGATCTTAGGGTTGTGTACTTTGAAGTTGCTCATCATGCCTCCAGTATTTCTCTGTCTTTGTCGTACTGCTTTGCTTGATCTTCACCCCACAGAAGCTCATTGTGGAAATTCATCAAAGCACTGCGGTCATTAACCAGTTTACTGTGTTGTGGGCTTACATTGCGGTGAGGCTCAGTAAGTTTTATTTCGTAATCAAAACTCTTCACTCGCTCAAGCAGAGCAGCTCTAATCTCATGGGAGACAAGCTCGCGCAGATTTTCTTCAAATGCTGAAGCAGTGCCAGTATTGAGTACCAGAGCCTTATGACTCTCAGAGTAAATCACAAAGTGATCTACAAATAACCTTATACTATCCATTACCATTCACCTCCTTCTAGTTTGAATTCAACATTAGTAAACAGACGCGATCTCGCATCTATAAACTCCTGAGCCTTACGCATCGCTTCCACTATCCCATGATGGTCAATGGAATACGAAATCTCCATACCCCATTCACGATCTGGGATATGTTTGTTCCTATTCATAACCATGATCCATTGCTGCTTCTTTCTTTCACTCATCTATCATTCTCCAATACATATTTAGAAACAAAACTTTCAGGACTTTTACTCCAGTACCATTTATTTCCACCAACAACACGCCAGCGTCCACTAAGCAAAGCATACTCAAACTTACCGTTAATTAAAACAAGACCTGAGTTGCTCGCAGCAACAGATATTCCATCAATAAGTAAAAATATCCTTAAAGTTTCAAGCCGGTTCTGCTCGCGTCTAGCCGCATTATTTATATTACTTTTGTGGTAATTGTTAAGATCAGTTATTTCTGCTGCTGCTTTTGCTTCAGCAATTAAAATATCAACTTCTTCAACATTCATCCGTTCACCTTCCTAAAGTCTGCTCTACGTTCCATTTCCACAGTGCATTGCATCCCTGCTTTGATTAGCACATTGGCATCAGTTTCTTCCTTACACCTACGCGCCTTCTCCCAGTACCTTCGACCAATCTCACACACTTGGGCATCTGATAATGCCTGTAGTTCTTCTGCTTTCATTCTTCTTCCTCCCCATTTACTAGCTGGCGTAACAGCCTTTCAAACTCATCAGGATCTACGACCAAGACATAAGACTGTTTTATATCGCTCCATGCAGTAGTGTAATTAATAAAATTGCTAACATCATCCATTGTCTTCTTCCCTTGCAGCCCACTCGTCTGCTGTTACTCCTGTCTGTATGAATTCCCTATCATCAATAGACAGATTAGGCATTGCTTCTTGAATTAACATTCCACCTTGCCAGTTCTCTACTTGCTCCCTAGTTACATCTATATCGCGGATATGCACCTTGTTTGTGAGCATAGACACTTTCTCAATCAACATACTTCATCCCTCAGTTTATTTCAGACACAAAAAATGAGCAGTTTACAGTCATGCTCAGGACTCCGCAGCTATTTGTATCTTATCTGCATTTCGCCACGGCTCCTTTTAGCAAATAAGATAGACAGTTTAACGTCATATCTAGGACGGGCTAGGTTTGCCTTCTACTTCGCCAGATCAGACATACGCACTTCTATAGCTTCAATGATAGCTTCCAATGCTTTGATTGTCGTTCTAGATTCTGACCCTTCGATGTGATCATGCACAATGAATTTGTACGCTTGTGCAATTTCAAGTCTAGACATCCTACCATCCAAGGTATAGCGTAAATCACATATAGCCTTGTCAAATTCCTTGAGCATAATGCTAGTATAATTCACGTTCTTGAATTCTGAATAAGCCTCGTTCTCTCGCTTTGTCTTTCGATCCATAGTTTTCACCTCATTACAAGAATGCGGGATGCATTCTCTACAATATGCACCAGTGCGACACTATGCCGCTGTTGCCGCGTACTCCGCATTCAAGAGTGCCAACAGTCTGTCATTGTCCGCTGATCTCTTGGCTGTACCTTCTTCTAGTCGCTTCTCGTATTGAGACATTTTCGCACGTATCACTGAAACCAGATCCATATCTGGCGCAATTGTGTGGCTAGTCTCAAAGTCGTACCATCGTTCGTCATCCGCAATTGGTTGAACCTCAATTGCTCCCTTGCCTGTTTTGGTAACTTTAAAATTACCTTCGCCATCGTCTGCAAATTTAACATTGGCTTTCGATTTAATGTAATTTTTAAGCATACCCGTAGCGATGCTGCGCATACCCTTGGACTCATTTGCTAGCAATTGAATCCATGAAGTGTCGCCATGCTCGCCATATTGTGCAATTGCTACACGTGCCAGCGAATCAATATCATCGCGTAACGTCGCTTCGCGTTTAACTGCACTGTCTAGTTTAGTTTTGAATTGTGAAAATTTCATAAGTATTCCCCTTCGATTGGAATTAAATTTAATTTTTGTTGGTGCATATTGTAGAAAATGCAAATTGCGACAGTTCAGAAAGGAAACAGCATTCACCAAATAGGCGAACGCTGCACCCGTAATCACTGCCGCATTGCATTAACTATTGTTTGCTAGGTGGCCATCCCGTAGGACTCCTCACTTCACTAACCAACCGTTTAAGATTGGCTCCCTCTAATGCTTTCGCATGGGGCATTTAATCGTGCCGCTCTAAAGATACCCCACCTATCTCGAAAAATAGCATCTACAGTTTACACTGTAGAATTTGGCGTTCCTTGGCTGCGCATCGCCGCGCTGGTTGATCGCTCACCACTACTAATGGATCACTCGCCTACTGTTAGCCGTACCTGCACTCTTTTTGCTGTTAACGAGTGTGGCAAGTTGCTGCGCCTTTCCTCGACCGCTGCGGCTATCCGCTGGCGATGTAGGAACGATACCTAATTTAATTAGAATAGGGTGGAGAGATGCTGGAGGTATAATGGAGAGAAAATGGAGAGGATAGTATCTGTAAAATACATGCAACAATCATGCCAACATAGTGAAATACTGTACAAACATACAGTACTTTCCTCCATTATTCCTTCATTATTAGGTCATTATTCCTGACAACAAGGTTAAGGTTATTGGCACCATACGCACATAGCGCCGTTCTAAGCATAGGTTTGAAAAACAGATGCTAGGCTATAGGGTAATAGTGGAGGATCTTAGAGGGGAATCTGGGACGATCTAGGGGCTGTATTTATATACAGTAACCTATTGGAAATATGGACAATATGCAAAATACATGCCAACAATGTGACACTCTTTAAAATATTCTACGGATTGTAAATCTTCGACACCAGCGACACGGCAACAAGTAGTCACATATTTTACATATTTAAAATGAGTACAATATTTGAGTGCAACAAGTGTGCACATATTTTACACCTTATAAATATGTACAATATTTGGGTGTAATTTTTACATCTTTAAAATAAGTACAAAAAGTGATCATATTTTGATGGGCGGGGCAGGTGGCCATGGCGGGTAGGGGTAGTAGTAATACAATCTTAAACATTTTACACTATTTTACAATTGTAAACCTTGACACCCCTATTGAAAAATTAGCCGGGTAGTAGAATATTTAGAATATTTAAAATATATGTTACTTATATTTTACTATATATTTTAACTATATATTAAAAAGATATGTCTCTATATTCTTAATATTGTAAATATTATACACAAGAATGTTAACTTTGTCAAGTGTTTTCTGTAAAGAAAACAAAAAAAAAGACTTGACAAATCTGTATTTGATGTCTATAATGGTTATATTTTAGTTACTTATGTCACATATTTCAAAATTTGTACCAAAAGATTCTCGTCCTACAAGGGATAGGGAGTTAACTGAAAAGCAGCAAAAGTTTTTGGACTGTCTAATTGAAACAGGAGGTGATCCAAAACACGCAGCAGAGCTTGCAGGTTACGCAGAAGGTAGTTATCCACAAGTCATTAAAAGTTTGCAACAAGAAGTGATAGATCTGGCCTCTCGTATCCTAGCTCAGTCTGCCCCTCAAGCCGCTTTTAAGCTGGTACAAGTGATGAATACAGATGAGACTATTCCGCAAGTGAATACAAAGTTACAGGCAGCACAGACTATTTTGGATAGAGTAGGCATATCAAAAACAGATAGATTAGATGTTAACCACAATGTAGATGTGAATGCAGGTAGCTTGTTTATTTTACCAGCGAAAGAGACTCAGGTGTATGAAGGTGAAGTAAGTGAAGTTTCCGAAGACTAAAAAGAAATCATCTGGTTCTATTCCTTTTGGATATGAACTTACTGAAGACGGGAAGCAGCTACAAGCTGTACCTAAACAGATAAAGATGTTACGAGATGCTGTTGATGGTGTTATTACTGGAAGGATTGCAAGTCTAAGAGAAGCTAGAGAGATAATCAATAATGCTTCTGAAGATGCAAAAGTTTCTCATCAGACCATCAGCAAGTATGTAAAGCAGGAGAAGATTGATAGGGGGTTACTTGACCCTAATGCTCCTAAGAGACAATACAACTATCATAGTGAG